ACATTAAAGGAATCGTCAATGGTGATGCAGATGCACAAGAAATGTATCGTGCATTAACAACTGTAGGAGATATTGCAGGACTTACAAGTCAGCAAAATTTCGTATCAGATATTAAAAAGATCGTAGATTTAGGAAGACCTGCAGTAGCAGCATTTAGTACAGCACAAATGCCCCCTTCAGGTGTTTCAGTATTTTTCCCACAGGTAGGCGTACAAGGTGCAACTAGCACAGTACAAGCCACTGAAGGAACTGATCTAAGCAATACAGAATTTACAGTTACACAAGGTTCTGCATCAATTAAAACTATTGGCGGATATAACCAAGTAAGTCGTCAGGTCGCAGAAAGATCAGACCCTTCTTATCTTGAAGCATTATTCCGTATGCAGGCTATTGGTTATGCAAAAAGAACAGATCAAGAATGTTTAGCGGTATTAACTGCAAATGATGCTTCCTATGGAAACGCATCTGCTTCAGCAGGTACAGCGACAGCATGGTTATCTGCAGTAGCAGACCTAGCAGGACATATTTATTCTGCAGGTGGCTTAACTGCTAACTTTATTCTGTTATCAAAGGATGTATTTAAAGACCTAGTAGGTCTAGTAGATGGTGTACAACGCCCTGTATTTGCCGCAGATAATCCTTCAAATAATATTGGAAGCGCAAATATTCCAAGATTACAAGGAACATTATTTGGACTTCCTGTGATCGTAGATGTGAACCTTGCAGATGATAAGGCTTACCTATGTTCAAGTGAAGCAATTACAAACTATGAAAGTGCAGGCGCACCTTTCAGAATTTCAGATGAAAATGTTAGCCAATTAACCCAAACATTTGCAGTCTATGGATACATGGCTACTGCGTTAAACAATGTTAATGGTATTGGTCGCATTACATTTTAATTAGATAAGGGGTCGTTATGCCGATTACATTTACTGATTTAAAGAATTATGTAGGTTCAACAACAACAGATGATGCTTTTGTGTCTAAATGTTTTGATGAAGCCAAATTATTGGTTAATAATTTTGCAGATGCAGATGATGTACCTACTGCAGTAATGGAAAGGGCTTACCTTGAATGTGGTTCAGAACTGTATCACCGAAGGTCAGCCCCAAATGGAATTGCACAATTCTCAGCATTTGATGGGCAACCAATAAGAATTGCTAGAGATCCCATGACACCTGTTTATTCATTATTAAGAAGATATGTTAGTTACTTATGACAAACATAATTACACAAACAAGAATAAATCTTGCAAATGAATTAATAGCAGATGGGATAAATGCAGATTATTATATTCCTAGTCGCATAACACCACCCCTTGCAATAATTTCACCTGATAGCAATTATGTTTCACAAGGTGATTCATTTGCTACATTTGGAATAGCCTTAGAAGTTACATTAGTCGCACAGACTGCAAGTAATGACAAGGCAACAGAAGATTTAGATAATCTTATAGTTAGTGCCATAGGTGCGATACCTGCACAATGGAAAATAGAAACTGTAGATCAGCCATTTACATTAAGTGTGAATAATGCTGACTACCTAGCCACAAGAATGGCACTGACTACACAAATAACAATTTAGGAGAAAGAAAAATGCCAACAAGCACAAGAATTAAAGGTAGAAATCTAGTTCTAACATTAGATGGTAATGATTACGCAGTAGATGCTTCTTCAGTCGTATTAACAAATGAAGATGCAGATGGTGAAGTAAGAACATTTAATGACATAACACCACCTAAGCAGTGGTTTTTTGAAATAGATGGAATACAAAGTACAGACACCACTTCACTATGGGATTTCCTTTGGGATAATGACAATAGTGCAGTGAACTTTGTTTTTAAACCGCATGGAAATGCAACTGCAACTGTGTCACAGCCCCACTTCACAGGAACATGTGAAATAAAGGGTAAGCCGCCTATTGGTGGCAGTGCAGATCAAACATTTGTATTTAGTACAAGACTTGATCTATTGATAGGTACAGAACCTACAAGGGTCACAGCGTAATAGTTATGGCGGCGGCAATACAGGTAAAAGGAATAGCAGAACTAAATAAAGCATTAACTTCTATAGGTTTTGATTTTTCTGAATTAACTGAAGCGAACTTAGCAATAGCAAAAACTGTTGCAGATCGTGCCGCCACCTTAGCCCCACGCAGAACAGGCGCATTAGCAGGTTCTATTAAAGGTGTAAGAGATAAAAATAAAGTAAGGGTTTCTGCAGGTAACGCAAAAGTTCCCTACGCAGGTGTTATTGAATATGGATGGGCTAAAAGAAGAATTAAAGCCCAACCTTACATAACAAGGGCGGCGGCAGAATTAAGGGAAGAAATAAAGCAGAAGTATGAAAACAACATTAAAGACATAATTCAAAGGAATGGACTGGACTAAATGGAAAATAACGATTTTATGCAGAACTTAAAATGGGCAGAACTTGCAGAAGTTGAAGAATACATAGGTGTATCAATGGATGAATGGACAGATAGCCCACTTAAATCAAAATTGGCTTTTGCCATGCAGTATTTGATGGCTAAAAGACAGAAACCTGATCTAACTATTAAAGATGCAGAACAAATGACAATTAAAGAACTTTCTGAATTGGCAGGTGTACAACTAAACCCAAAAGAAGTGACTTCAGTCTAAAGATCATGGCTAGATTTTGCTTAATGACAGGTTACACACCTTCTGACTTCTGGAATATGCAGTTAAGTGATTATTTAGCAATAGTTAAAGAAGCGAATAGGGGCAAATAATCATGGCGCAACAAATAACGATAGACATTATCGCTGAAACCAAAAAGTTAAGGGAAGGCGTAGAAGTTGCCAACCAACAATTAGGAAGCGTAGATAAATCATTAAAAGGATTAACTGCCACCGCATTTGCAGCCGCTTCTGCATTTGCACTGCGTGAAGGTGTCACATTTTTAAAGCAGGGCATAGATGAAGCAAAAGAAGCACAAGAAACAATGCAAAAGGCAGTTACTACATTTGGAGAAGGTAGTACAGCATTAGCCAAGATCACTGCAGATGCAGATAAATTTGGTAAAGCATTAGCGGTAGATAATGATGAAATAATTGCATTAAGTACACAGTTAGGTTCAAGACTTCCTGCCAATTTAAGGTTTTTATCTGCAGAATTGGTAAATGTTGGTTTTGATGTTGAAGCATTTACAGGTGGGGTAGTAAGTGCAGAAGGGTTTGTAGCCAAATTAGGTAAAGCATTAATTGATGGTGTTTTAACTATTAAAGAACTAAGGACTATCTTTCCTAACCTAACAGACCTGACTTACAAGCAAGCAGAAGCATTATCTAAGCAAGGCAGAAACCAAGAAGCCTTAACCCTTCTAATAGGGCAGACACAAAAAGCCTATGGGGATGCGGCAGAAAAGAATGTAACTTCTACACAGAAGTTTGATACCGCATTAGCCAATTTAAAAGAAGTTATAGGTGAAAAGTTACTTCCCTTTGTTGAAAAAGCCATCAATTTTTTCACAAACCTATTAACAACCTTTTCAAACCAACCTGCCGCTATACAAAACATAATTATTGGTTTAACTGGAATAGTCGCAATAGGCGCACCCCTACTTACATTTATTGCTAATTTTAAAGTAGCACTGGGATTACTAATACCAATAAAGGCGGCAACTGCTACAGCATCTTCTGCAGTGGCTACAGGTATGACAGGTGTGGCGACAACAACTGGATTTGCTACTGCCGCATTAACAGCCTTGAAGTTCGCTTTGATTAGTACAGGAATAGGTGCATTAGTTGTTGGTCTAGGTTTTTTAGTAGCAAAATTTGTTGAAAGCAGATCAGAAGGTGACAAGTTAGCCAACATGTTTGATCAAAAATTAACACCTTCTTACCAAGCATTAACTGCAGGAATTAATAACACCACAGGGGCATTAAACCAATATCGCTTGTTTTCAACACAGGGCGCAAATAATCTTTTAAATACAAATGCCGCAAATGCCGCATTAGCAAAATTAGATTTAGGTGGTACTTCTACAACTAAAGCCAAAACTGCTACAGGTCTATCTGCTTCAGATGAAAAAATGAGAATAGAAATTCTTAAAACATTAGCAGAAACACAAGTTACTTTATCTGCTTTGAAAAACCCTGAACAGACAAGGGAAAATGCCATTATTAATCAGCGTGCAAGGGAAGAAAATGTCTATAACATAAATGTCAGCACATTAAGGGCAGATGCTGAAGCAGGAAAAGTAATTGTAGAAAGCATTAAAGAATTTGCAGATCGTGGTGGTAGAACAGGTGCGTTTTTTGCTAGGTAAATTATGAAACTAAATGA